GTAGGCCCCTAAGGACCTACCCAGCGTTTACGCTGTGGATTAGAGGGTGACGCTCTCTAGCTCATCACTATCATCAATCTATGCAGTGCATAGTCCGATTGGTGATCAACCAGTTGCCCGAGAGGGCAGCGTCAGTTCGTAAGGACAGGATAAAAACAATGGGAGGAATGTACACTCAGTCGAGGGTGGTTTCCCATCCTCAACCGGGTACTGGAAAGACCAATACGGGTAGTAGTTTCACCCGTGGCGGTCTCGCTAGTAATGGCATTCCTACCCAGACTACCACTTCCTTTAGAGGGAATGTGGCAGCCGATTCGGGATTGGATCCAGCATATGCTCGTCTAGCTTCCATCAGAAATGATGGTAGATGGGCAACGTACAGTAAGTACGATACTGGACACTCTTTTGACACAAATAAAGAAGAAGTGACACTAAGTCACCCGTTTGTTACGGTCAAGCCGTTCGTATATGGCTCTCAAGCCAGTTACGTAGGGCCGCTGATTTCCCCTAATGTGTCGCCGATTACTCACGCTTTTGCCTCGGCCCCTTCAGTCAACCTAGACTATTGGGGAACCAAAGCAATTTCGGATACTCGGCCGAATCGGCCCGTTTTCGATGCAGCAAATACCTTGGGAGAGCTACGAGTTGATGGACTTCCGTCCATTCCTGGTACCCTTTTCAATCTCGAGAGCAAGACACTCTTAGCCCGATCTATCGGGAAGGAGTATCTCAATCTTTCGTTTGGATGGGCGCCACTCGTGGCTTCTCTCCAGGATCTGCTATACGTAGTGATCAACTCTGAAAAGTTGGTCTACCAATATCTTCGTGATAATGGTAAACAAATACGTAGGAAACGGGTCTACCCCGACTACAATCAGAGTCTTCAGTTTTCCGATAACCACGTGCTAACTAACAGTTGCACAATGGCGGGAACTGACGTCTCTGACCTCTTTGACCCTTCAAAGGGTGGAAGAGGTGGTCGGGCAAGTATTCAAACTCTCCACGACCGGAAAATTAAATTTTCCGGTGCCTACCTTTACTACCTTGGCGACCCTAACGGGGAGCTTATGGAGCAGATGGGCATATACACGTCACTAGCCAAAAAGCTAGTCGGCATTCGGATTACTCCGAGTACATTGTGGGAGCTGAAGCCTTGGTCCTGGCTCGCCGACTGGTTTGCCAACATCGGACCCATTCTTGGGAACGTTGAAGGTTTTTCCAGCGACGATCTTATCCTAAAGTATGGCTACCTTATGGTAGAAGACATACTTTGGCGGAATATCGTGGTTTATCGCCACGGCATGCCGGCCTTTGGACCGTTCCGTACCACGTTTAAAACAACGCGGAAAAGACGGTTTAGGGCATATCCTTACGGATTCTCACTTAACCCGGTGAACTTCACCGAGTATCAGTGGGGAATCATTGGGGCTCTTCTTTCTACGAAGACTCCAACCTCCTTGCGATAGGAGGGCATATAGCACTTCGCTATATGCAGCTTTCATGAACGCCGGGAGGCGTCCAATCTAGGAGTACAGTCATGGCTTTTGCCGATCCTCAGTCCGTCACAATCAATGCCGTAGCTGTTTCGCTTCCGCGAACCAGCAGCGGTGCCTCTTCGGGGGACTTTATGTCCAACGATGGCACCGTCAAACTCGGCATCGCCCAGGAGTACAAGACGCGCATTGCGCGTCGAGTTCGCCTGGACCACCAGAAGTATGCTGCCGACCCGCTGATCTCCGCACAGAACGTTCTTCGTTCCATGAGCGTTTCGCTCGTGGTGAACGTTCCTAAGCAGGGATACACGGTAGTCGAGCAGAAGCAGGTTGTCGATGCCCTTGTGGCATGGCTGTCTGCTTCTTCTGGCGCGAAGATCACCCAGCTTCTCGGCGGGGAGATCTAAGACGGATGGGCGAACATCGCGTGGATACCCCTGTTTCACAACAGGGCATTCTTGTGTTCGGGGGAGTGCTTCTTAGCATTTCCCTGTCACTCAATGCGGTGCTGCTGCTATGGATTCAACTTGAACCCGTAGTTCGCTAGCCCATTAGTTACAAGAGGATCAACACCATGGCGTAGGATGCTCTACCTATCAGTTAAGACAGGAGATCATGAAAAGCCTATTGTTGCTCCACAGTAAAGTCCTAGATGATCTAGGTACTTTACTTTGCGTAAACACCAGCCGTGACAGCAAAACTGTCGCGGCTCGAGTTGAACACGAAGGTATATCGTTCTTAACGATTACCCTACCTGCCTTTGCAAAAGACTTCGAAAGAAGTCTAGAGCTCGGGTATGTAGATCACGTTGTCTTCCGTTCATTCGGATTCGACAAAGGTCTCCCCAAGTTTCTTGGAGGTTTCCTTGATCATGTGTTCAACCGTGGTGATGGTCTCATTCTTGACAATCCAGATGAGTCAGCGGTGTTCGCCATTCGTCAGGCTTGCCTGATGTTTGGTAAACTAAAGCTCGAATGCTCGCAAGAGCGTATCGACGCCGCTTTCTCTAGTTTTGTCCTGTGTGAGAAGGATGTTCGGACGTCGGATATTCGATTCTCTGATCTGAAAGGTCAGTTTACTCGAATATCGCGGACGGTTTTCGGTGAGATGTTCACGCGCGTCAACCAAAGGTTGTACGAAGGTGACTATCGCCCTAAGCATGGATCCGGCTCTACTGCTGAAAGGCTTCTTGGTAACAAGAAGTACAATCAGAGAGAGTGGACCATCAGGCTGGAAGAGGTCTTTCCTTACATGGAAAACCTCTTTACCTCGTACTCCCATGCTCTAAGTTCCACTACGTGGAACGAAGATGTGGGAGGAAGGGCTGATCAGCTATCCGAACTCCTCGAACCTGAGAACGAAAGACCCGTGAGGGTCATAACCGTTCCTAAAACGCTGAAAACGCCCCGTATCATAGCAATAGAACCGACCTGTATGCAGTACATGCAACAGGCGATTCTTGAGCTACTTACGGAAGAGGTGGAAAGGGATAGACTCCTTAAGCCTCTTGTCAGCAACAAGTATCAGGAGCCTAATCAGCTCCTAGCTCTTGAAGGTTCCCGTACAGGGAACTTGGCAACACTCGACTTGAGTGAAGCTTCTGACCGCGTTTCCAATCTGCATGTCCAGGCCTTATTGCAAAACCATGGCCTTCTTGCGAAGGCCGTGGATGCAACAAGGAGTCGGACGGCAGATGTACGTGGACATGGTATTATACCTTTGTCCAAGTTCGCGTCTATGGGTTCAGCTCTCTGTTTCCCGTTTGAAAGCTACGTGTTCCTTGTAGCGATCTTAATGGGGATCGAGAATGAGCTAATGAGACCTCTTACCAAGAAGGACATTTATGCCCTTCATGGCCAGGTTCGACTTTACGGTGACGATATAATCGTACCTAAAGTCTATACGCAAGCCGTTGTCGACTCACTTCATTCCCTTGGGTTTAAAGTGAATACGAACAAGAGTTTCTGGAATGGTAAATTCCGGGAGTCTTGCGGCAAAGAGTATTTCGCTGGACACGATGTCTCTGTGACTCGTGTTCGACGGTTACTCCCAGCGCAACGGCAGCATGTTGATGAGTTGGTGTCTACAGTATCTCTCCGTAACCAGCTTTACAAGGCTGGTTTATGGAAGACTGTTAGGCACCTTGATGCTGTAGTTGAAAGGTTAGTTCCTTTCCCTGCGGCTTCCGACAACTCGGAAGGATTGACACGGGCTACTCACTTGCCTCTCATCGAGGGAAGTAAGTGGTCTTCTGATCTACAACGACCCTTAGTCAGGGCTGCTGTAGTGAAGCATGTAACGCCAGTCGACAGACTTGACGGACATGGTGCACTCCTCAAGTTTTTCTTGAAGCGTGGAGACGAACCTTCACCGAACAAGGATCACCTTGAACGTGCTGGGCGTCCTAACTCTGCCCAAATAAAGGTTAGGTGGATCAGTCTCTATTAAAGACTGATGCTAGCTTACAATGCTAGCGAGTGGAGATTTAAGGCTCCTCACGGAGGCTTTAATCTCTGTGGAGATGCTCTTTGACTG